TTCGCCCCGCTCCTCGCGCTGCCGCTCGCAACGTCCACGAACATGTCGCTGTTGACGTTCTGGATGGACCACTGGCCGCTCGACTCCTCGGTGACGATGAACTTCTGGGCGTTGGTGCCGTTGGCCTTCCAGAGCTGCACGTTCGCGCCCTTGGTCGCGCTCGCGCTCGCAACGTCAACCGCCATCGAGGTGTCGAGGAGGCTCCTAAGCTCGTAGATGCCGCCGCTGGCGAAGGCTGGTGCCTCGACCAGCACCCACCTCTGCGCCTCGCTGCCGTTGGCCGTCCACACGCGGACGTTGGTGCCAGCGGCCATGGTGCCGCCGCTGATGTCGAGGGCGAGCGTGGTGCCGTTGACCTTGACGGTGTAGGTCGGGTAGGTCCCGCCGCCGTAGGTGGCGCTGTTCCCGTCAGAGTCGATGGCCCACGACTGCGCCCTCGTGTCGTTGTCGTTCCACTGCTGCACGTTGGTGCCGCTCGCGACGTTGCCGCTCTGAACGTCGAGCGACTTGCCGCTCCACTTGGAGAGGAGCTGCGCCGTGCCGTCCTTGCGGTAGCTGAGGACGAAGAACTGCGCCGCCGTGAAGTTCGGCTTCCAGATGCGGACGTTCGCGCCGTTCTTGTCCGAGCCGCCAGCCACGTCGAGGCAGAAGGGGTTGGACGATGACCCCTTGGCGCTGACGATGCGGTAGGTCCCCGCCTGCGGCTTAGCCACGGTTCATCGCCCCCTTCCTCTGCAACGTCGTGAGCAGGGCGAGCACTGCCGCCTGCACCTCGGCGTCGCCGTTCACTATCGCGTCGTTGATGTATGTGTTGTAGGTCACGCCGGAGCCGCCGAGCTTCTTGGCGACGGCGTCGGAGATGTCATCGATGTAGGGCATCGAGTACTTGCGGTTGGTCAGCGGGACGAGGCTGTTGCCGCTGTAAAGCTCGGCCCCGTCCTCTCCCACCCATCCAATGTTGGTGAGCGTCGGTCGGGTGAAGATGCCATCCGCGTGCTTTGGGATCTTTCCGTATGGGATGTACGCGCCAGTGGCGGACTTGGCGACAGTGTTCGTCGTTACGTTGTTCGTCGTGAGAGTGATCGACTTGCTCTTGAGCCTGTCGATTGCGTTGACGAGGCTCCAAACGCGGTCGGTGATTGCGTTGGAGGCGACGATGTTGCCGTAGGCGTTCACCGAGATGTTCTTGCTCCCCATGCTGCCAACGGCGCTGTTCAGCCTCTCGACGTTCTCTGCCGGGGTTGTCTTGGTGGCCGCGTTGCCCTTGGCCGTGTATGTCGCATCGACATCGACCATCTGCGATGACACGTCAACCAACGCTTGAACCCTGTCGGTGGCCGACTGCACGGTGTCGTACATGACGGTTATCGTGCTGGTCACCTCTGACGGGATGGTGGTCAGGGCGCTGTTGATGTTGTCGATTGAAGAGGAGTCGGCGTTGACTGTGATGTTGATTTGCTTGTCGGTGCTGATGGAGGAAAGCTGCTCTGTCACCGCGCCAGTGTCTAGCGTGACTGGGATGGTTATGCCAGCGCTTCCGGCCCCGCTCGTCGCATTGGCAAGGTCGCCACCGAGGCTGCTGGTGTCAAGCGTGAGGTTGACGTTCATCGTCGCTCCCTCAGCCGCCTCGCTCTTCGCCTCGTCGATGCCGCTGTTGTCTACCTCGCTATCGACGGGCATGGTCGCGCCTTCTTCGGCTTCGGCCTTTGCTTCCTCGACTGAACCGCTCGCGCCACTGTTGTCGCCGTCGATCGGCATCTCAGCGCCCTCTTCGGCTTCGTTCTTTACCTCCTGCACGTCCTGCGACGCGCCTTCGGTGTCAGCTGTTACGGGAAGTTTCAGCTCGTAGTTTGTGGTCTGGTCGCTCCACTCGTATATCTCGCCCTTGGCAGTCTCGAAGCTCTTCCTGTCGGCGCTCCACTTGACCTCGCCATACTTGTCCTCGATGTGCTGTTCGTTCCACTCGGCCACGAGCGACACGAGCTTGTCCATGTCGCCGTCTGCCTGCTCAAGCATCTCGCCGAACACGTCTTGGTCAGCGGAAAGCTCGGCGAACTCCTGCACGCCAACGCCAGCGTCTTCAAGCTTCTGTGAGAATTCTTGAATCTTTGGCTGCGCCTCTTCAAGCGTGTTGCCCCACTCCATGGCTGTGGTGAGCGCTTGGAACATGGCGTCGTTCGTCAGGATGATTCCCTCGCGGTCGCCGTACCCCTCGCCGCTGAGTCGCGCCATAGCATCGGCCTCGCCGTTGTAGAGCATTTCCGCACGCTCGGCCTGCTTGTTCGCCTCTGCCTGTGCGACGGCAAGGTTGTTCATTTCGTCATAGAGTTCCGCACCCTTGCCCTGAGCTTTTGCCATCGACTCAAGCTCGGCATCGGTGTATACCCTGCCAGTCCGGGCATCAACATCGGCATAGCTGTCGTGGTTGTCCCTAGCGCTCTTGATGTAGCCATCTATGTACTCGTCGTAGGCGTCCTTTGCCTCTTGATACGCAAGGGCAGTCTCCGCTGCCGCCGCAGATGTCTCGCTGAATATCTTCTCGAAGCCTTGCAGCCTCAGCTCGCGCTTCCTCGTCTCGATGAGCTGGTCGATCTCTCCACGGAGGTTCTGTACAGCGCCGCTCTCTTCGTCGCGCTTGCCATTGAGGACTTCCTGCCAGTCGTAGTTGGTGCCAAGCTCCGCGTTAAGCTGCTCAACGGCCCACTTGAGCTTGAGCTGGCTTCCCTCGTACTCCTCGCCCTTTCCAGCGGCCTCGTCAATGACGTCCTTGTAGACCTGTAGCATGGCGACGCTGTTGCCAACCTCGTCGCGAGTGTCGGCGATGGTGTCGTTGTGCTGCTGCATCTTCTGGGTCCAGTCGTTGTACGACTCGACCCCGTTCTCGTAGGCTTCAAAGTAGTCCTCAGCGGTGGACTTTCCCGTTCGGAACTCAGTCGAAAGGTTTGTCGTTGTCGTTCTCAGGTCATCCATGATGCCGTTGAACTCGTCGGTCCTCGCCTTTGCCTTCGCGAGGTCGATCAGGAATGCGCCTGCGACTACCGCAGCAATTCCACCAAACACTCCCACCAGGAGGTTGCCCGTAGTTGCGGCGGTGCCTAGAGCCTTCCCGAGGTTTGTCGCAGCCGTACTCACCTTCGTGAGCAGAGTGCCTTTTGCTGAGATGTCAGTAATCCCGCCGCCAGCAAGCTTGGTCGCTGTCTTTACCTTGCCGAACGCATTCACTATCTTGCCAGCACCGTTGACCGCAAGCGTCCGCAGGTTGCCGAAGAACTTCTTGAATACGCCCCACACCGTCGAGACGATCGGGTACACGGTCGCGATGCCAGCGGCAAGGACGCCGAAGCCCATTGCCGCGTCCTTGGTTGACTTGTCGGCGTTGTTCACGAACTCGGTGAGCCTTTGCAGGAGCGTAGCGGCCTTGTCGATGTATGGTGCAAGGTACTCTCCAAGCGAAGCCGCGAGGACCTGTGCTGAGTTCTGCATCTTCGCCATCGAGCCGGAGAAGCCTTCGGCCTTCCTGCTTGCCTCCTCAGCCGCCTCGCCGATGCCGTTCAGCGGCAGTCCGTCAGCGTACCTGTCCCATGCCCCAGTGGAGATGTCGAGCGCCTTATCGACGTTCTCGACGGTCTTGGAGAGGCCGAGGATTGTCTGGGTCTGACGCACGCCCTCGATGCCAAGGTCCTCAAGCTGCTTGATTGCCTCTGGTCCGAGGTCGCCGAGCTGGCCGATGAAGTCCCTGAGCACGCCGGATGCGTCCTTGCCCCACGCCTTCTTGAACTGGTCTGCGGACATATCGACCACGGAGGCGAATGCCTCAAGGTCATCGCCACCGTTGCTCACAGCCGACTGGATCGAGGTGATCGTGTTGGAAATTCCGGTAGCTGCCGCCTCGCTGCGCTGTCCAGTTGAAGCGATGGCAGCGGCCCATCCGAGGATTTCTGGGGTCGAGAAGCCAGCCACGTCACCGACCGACGATAGACGCTGGGAAATCTGCATGATTGCCGACTCCTGCGCTGGCATCTTGTTGCCCAGGTCTACGAGCGCGTCAGCGAATCCCTGCACGTTGTCCGCGTCGAGGTCGCTCATGACGTTGACGATCTGGCCCATCTGCAACGCGATGGTCTCTGCATCGATGTCCGTTGCCACGTCGAGGTTTGCGGCCACCTCTGAGAAGTTTTGCAGCTCGCTTGCCGCAATACCGACCTGACCAGCAAGGGCCTCCATCTCAAGCATGGTGTCGGCGCTTGTGACGTGCGTCTGGCTGTACTTCATTGCGGCGTCGTACAGGGCCTCGTACTGTCCTTCGGTCGCATCGACCGTCTTGCGCATGTCTCGGTACGCAGAGTCAACTTCGGTCGATGCGTCGATGACGGCACCGCCGACCTCCTTGAGCATGTTGCCGATCTCGGTCGCTGCGTTCACAGCCGCCACGCCGACCTCTTTCAGGTCGTTCGTGAGAGCGGCCTTCATGCCCTTTGAAGCCGCCTCTGCCTCGCGCAACTGCGTCTCAAGCTCGCGGAACTCGTCAACGGCACCTAGCTTCTTCGCCTGCTCAAGCGCCTCGGAAAGGGCCTGCTCTAGTTCCCTAGCCCTCTCGCTGCTCTCGCGCTCTTCGTCGGGTATCTTCTCAAGCTCAACCTTGAGGTCTGCGACGTGCTTCTTTGCGTCCTCGTATGCTATGGAGGCGTTGCCGACCTCCTTCGAGAGCTTGTCGATGCCGTTGGACTTGTACTTCTCGATGATGTCCCTGAGCGCCTGAGCCTTCTTTCGTGCGGCGTCGGTCGCATCGCTAAGCTCGCGAGAGCGGTTCGCGGCGGTCATGATGCTGTTCGGGTTGACCTTTGCGGCCTCGTTGAGCCTGTTGAACCTGCCCTCTGCCCTGCTCGTCGCGTCGGAGAGAAGGTCAACCTTGTCCTTCATGGGCTGGATCGACTTGGCAAGGTCAGACCTCATAGACAGCGACGCAAACTGGTTGGCAACATCCCTGAGCTTGGACTCGGCCTCGGCAAGCTTGATGTTCAGGTCCTCAAGCTTCGCCACGTCGGTGTAGTCATCGAGCGCGTCCCTGGCAGGTTGCCAAGCGTCCTTGAGCCTTTGGATCGAGCTGACCATCTCATCGATCTCTGCGTCGCTGAGACCAGCGGCCTCTCCAAGGCCCTCAAGCTCGGTCCTGATTGTCTCGATGTCGTTGATCTCGCCCTTGGCGGCGTCGTTGCCGAACACGAGACCATTGCCAAACGTCTGCGAAAGCTTGGTGGCCTGCGCGTACAGCTTCTCTAGTCCCGCGTTGGTTTCGTTATAGACTCTGTTGGCGTCTTGGAACGCGAGGGTCGCGCTCTTGGTGTCGTTCGCAAGGTCGGCAATCGTTATCCCATCGATGCTCTTTGCCGCTGTCGTACCCATCTCGCCGATGCCCTGCTTGAGGACGTTAATCTCGCGTGAGAGGTTCGTCGCCTGACTAGAGAGGGCACCGAACTGCAACTGCGCGGCGTTCTGGTTGCCTGGGTCGAGCTTGAGCGCCTTGTTGAGCTTGTTGAGTTCAGATTGGGTCTTATAGATGGCAGAGTTCGCACCGCGCAGAGCCGCCGTAAACTTGGTCGAGTCGGCCCCGATGCGAATCGTTAGGCCCCTGTAGGCACCCGCTGCCATTGGAACCACCCCCTGCTATATCCAGTTCGCTATGTCTTCCTGAGTCGCGTATCTGACCTCTTCGCTCTGGCCGCTGCCACTTGCAGCGCCCCTTGCCGCCTCGTATGCCTCGGCCCTCGCCTCGAACATCATTCGGCACACGCTCCACGGCATGCGCAGCGCCTCGTTCCACGTGACGCCGAGCTTTATGAGTTCCGTCCAGATGTGCGTGTAAGGGAGCTGGATGTCCCTCTTGTGTGTCGGTTTATTTCTCGGAGTCGGCGGCTCCGGCTCGAAACAACCCCCGCTGGCACTCGTTGAACACGGCCTGCGAGATTTGCCCCATGTCGATGGCTACGCCTTCCTCGCCGTCCCTGTTGGCCTTGGAGATCGTCTTGGCGACGCTGAGGTTCCATTCCTTGTAGCCCGGCACAGCCTCGGCGAACCTGCCCTCGCTGCGTGCGATCTCGGCGCTCGTCTTGAGCATCGCCCAGAACGCCTTCAACTCGCAGTTCCAGTTGTCGATGGTGTAGTCCATCGCGACGAGGTTCCCGTTCTCATCGAAGTTCTGGCTCGCGGCCCTCGTGTCAATGCGACCGAAAACGTCCTTGATGAGGTCCCCCTTGAACTCCTGCTCGTACACGACGAGCGTGTAGGTGCTCGCCTCGTAGTCGTGCTCGGTGCCGTTGTTCATGTAGTCGATGCGTGGCATGTTGGCCTTTCGTCGCTGTTTTACTTGCGCACAAGAAAAGGCCCTCCTCCCCCATCACGGGGAAAGAGGGCCTTGGTGATTTGTTCTGCGTTATGCAGGATGTTGTCTAGCCGTTGCTAGGAGCCTGGCCGGGAACGAGGACGGCGTTCCAGAACTTGTCGAACGCATCGTGGGTTTCGCCAGCGTCGGTGCAGTGGGCCTTGAGGACGTTGACCGTCTTGGCGCTGGTGCCAGTGCTGATGGTGAAGTCGCGGCCAGCTGCGGTGTAGTTGACGGAGACGGTGTCGGGGTTGGTGGAGTCGGTCATCGTGTTCGAGGACTGCGAGGGCGGGGTGAAGGTGACGTTGTAGCGAACGCCGCGCATCTTGCCCTCGTTGCCGCTGACCTCGTAGCCGAGCGCGAAGGTCTTGGTCACAGGCTCGGTATCCTGATAGGTCAGGCCGGAGGTGGAGTCGGTCGCGTAGCCGAAGAGGTCGGTGTACATCTCGTCGGTGATGGCGGCGAACTCGATGGTGCCCGTCTCCTTGCCGCTAGCAGACAGAGTTGCATAAACAATGTCATCGGCGTAGAAGTCGTTCTGGGTGGTGTCGGCGTCAGCCGAGAGGGAGACGGCACCGGGGATAGCCTTCCAAGCGCCGTAGGTGCCAGCAGCGCCGTTCTCGCCGGGAGTGTAGATGGAGTAGTGGACGTTCTTGAGTCCGAAAACAATCTTGCCCATGCAGGGCCTCCTTATTTAGATGTTGGGGTGGTATGTGACCGAGTACGACGTGACCCAGCAGTTCTCTGTCGGAATCCACGACTCGACTGCCTTGAACGGGCCGATGAGGGAGACCGCCTGCTCGAACGTGTCGCGCACGTCATCGTCGGGGTCCCGCTGGTAAAGGTCTATGTCGTAGCGCTGCATGAGCGCGTAGTTTGAGTTGTCGCCGAAGAACTCGCCGCCCTTGACGCGCTTGTACGTGAACCAAGGGAGCGGCGGCGCACCACCGACTGGGTATCCGACCTTCGTGCCCGGAAGCCCGCTCGTGAGCAGCGTTGCGTAAACGGCATCGTCAGACCTCATCGATGGCCTCCTGAATCGCCTCTGAGAGGAACGTCTCGAACTTGTCGAAGGCATCGTCTGCGGCTGGCGCTATGTGCTCTCTACCAGCGACGAAGCCGCCGCCGATGGTCGCGTGGCCCTTCTCAAGGAGGTGTGCGAGACCGGGCATGGTCGCGGAGCCGATTTCGCCCTCGGCATTCGAGCCGCCCTGGGATGTCATATGGTGTCTGATCGAGTTGGCGTACTTGCCAGTCCTGTAGACCTTGCCGTACCAGCCGCTCTTGACCTGACCCTTGTGGTAGCCGCTCCTGTACCGCGTCGCGTTCTTCCTCACGCGACCCCAGCCGCCCCTCGTGTAGGACGTGCTGAGAACCTGTCGGGCGTTCTTCTTCCACTGGCGCTCGCCGTGCCTGAGAGCCTTCTCGACGGCCTTTGGCGCGTGGTGCTCGACGCCCTTGCCAAGACGCTGTAGAAGTTCCTCAAGGGTCCTGCCGAACCTGTCCGCGTCAACCGTGATGTCCGTCATGGCTCGTCACCGTCATCGTCATCTGGGACGCCAGACGAGCCTAGCCGCTGGCCTATGGTGAGCGTCCTGAACTCGCCCGAGCCTGACAGGTACAGGACCTCGTACTCGGCACCACGGAAGATGACCTGATCCTCGCCTTGGTAGTCGATTGCCCTGACCTGAATCATGTGCTCGTTGCGCAGTCCAACGTCGAGAGTCTGCGTGGAGCTTTGGGCACGAACGTCTGCCGAGCGCAGCTGTGCCATGGCGACAAGGCTGATGGTCATCTCGTTGCAGAAGACCTCGCGCGGTACTCTCTCGCCCTCATGCCAAGCCCCCGCAGCGTCTTGGTACTTGGCTGCGGGGGCAAGGAGGGTTACAGACTCGTTCCATCTCACGGCTGCTCGGTGTCCTCGTCTGGGAACAGGTACTCGTTGGACTTGCTGTTGAGCAGCCCCGCGAGCATCATCCGATACGACTCTTGGAAGCGCGGAGCCTCGGCGTTGTCGTAGCCGTAGTTGGCCTTGACGAAGCACGTGACCGCTGACTTCGCTAGGGAGTTCATCGTCGCTGTGTCAAGAAGATCGTCCCTGACCCCGCACCGCCTCATGTCGGCAATGGCCGCGTCGATCCACATCTGAATCTCTGGGTCAGAGAGGGTGCTCGTGACGCGGAGGCACGACCTCACATCGTCAAGTAGGGCCATGTTCTACTCCTCTAGAAGCGCGATGAGCTGCGCCTTCTTGGTCCCCTTGGGGATGTCGATGCCGCGCTCGGCGGCTAGCGCCTTGAGCGCAGCTACGGTGAGCTTCGCAAGGTCAGCCTCTTCGCTGGCCTCTGGCTCAGACTCCTCTGTGACGGGGACGAAGGTGATGTATCCGGGAAGCTTGGCATCGATGTACTCCGCTCGCTTCTCGGTTGCCTCGAACCGCTCGCCTGCGATGCGGTCACAGTTCGAGGCGAAGTCCCTAAATCTGCGAAGTACGGTCACGAGGACCATTAAGCGCCAGCCTTCTTCTTGAGGATGGCCCAGCCGTAGGGATAGACGGGGCGACCGTCGAGGGCGGTAAGCACGCGGGTCTTCTCGGTGTTGGTCTCGTAGTCGGACCACTGGACCGTGGAGAGCGGCATGCCGGGCTGCGTGTTGATGACGTAGTTGTTCCAGTTGCCGAAGATGCCGATAACGTCGCCGTCATTGGCGGCGTCGAAGCTCGGGAGCAGGGCGTCCTCGACGAGGTTGACGTTGCGGCCACGGAGCTTGTACACGGCCTCGTCGTTGAGAACGTCGGCCTTGCCCAGCGGGCGGTTGTTGTCATCGTGGAGCAGGTCGATGTGCATGCCCCAGGTGGAGTCGCCGAAGGTCCACTCGCCGCCGTCGCGGTAGAGGCGGTTGAACACGGCGGTGTTGTAGAGCAGGGAGTGCCAGAACTTCCAGTCATCGACGTCCTCAGCGGTAACCTCGATGATCGCAGCACGAGGAGCGATGTAGCCAGACTGACCCTCGGTGCCCTGACCCACGATGCGCGGGTCAACGGTGAGGCCGAGCGGCTGGGTGGTGCCGTTGCCACGGAGGATTGCGGCCTCGATGGCCTTGACCATGGACTTGGCAAGCGCGGGCGGGACCATGGCCTTGAGGTCATCGGTCAGGAGGGCCTGTGCGAGCATGGTGCGGGAGAAGCGGACCTCAAGCTGGTGCCAGCTAAAGCTGAACGCGGTCGGGTCCTCTTCCTCGTTATAGGGCGACACGTGCTTATCGTCCTCAAGCCACGAGGCGGTGAACTCAAGCTGGTTCTCGCGGTAGGTGATAGCGCCGGGAAGCGAGAGCTTCTGCACCTTGGAGTAGATGTTGCCGTACTCGTCAAGCGGCTGGATGATGCCGCCGATGAAGGAGTGCGGGAAGGCGATGGTGTTGGTCAGCGTGTTCACGAAGTCGCCAGTAGCAGAGAACTCGCCGTTGATGGCGTTGGTGATGTCGATGTTGGCACGCTGCTGCATCTCGTAGGGCATCGGGCGACGGCGCAGGATGTGGTCTGCGAGGGCGCGACGGTACTCCTTGGTGTCGGTGAAGTGCTCAGGCTCGTTGACGGGCTGGATGCTGTGGCGCTTCTGGGCGACGGGAGCAGCTGCGGGGGTGGGGTCGGAGACGGCCACGGTGGTGCCAGCGCCAGCGGTGACGGCTGCGACCTTGGCGTTGCGCAGCTCGACCTCGGCGTTGCGGCGGGTGTACTCGGTGGTGATGGAACGCTGCTCGGTCATGAGAGCGTCGAAGGTGACGCCCTCGGGCAGCTCGTCCTCGTTCAGGAGGTCGATGATGGACTGCTTGCGCTCTTCGAGGGCAGCATCGTCCAGAGCGCGGTACTCAGCCGCGCTGAGGGAAGTGAACTCCATGAGTCCGCTCCTTTCGTATTTGGTTTTCGTAGCTGGGTTATCGGAGCTGTGCAAGCTCCAAAGCAGCGAGCGCCCTCTCGCGCCTTTGCTGCCGCGCACGTTGCAGCACCTCCTGCTGCTGATGTCTAGCCTCGATTGCTCCATCGAGGTAAGAACGTGCAGATATTTCCGTTCCGGGATTTGCTGGGAACCCGGCAATAGCGGACACGTCGTAGAGCTTGGCTATGCGCGTGATTCTGGAATGAACAACACCATCAGCGTCCTCATCCCACTCGAAACCATCTTCCGCGATGGTGAAGCCAAAGCTCATTCGGTCAATGAGGCCATTGGTGATTGCCTCGTACAAGTCCTCGCGGCCTTGCTTGGACCCACTCAGGTCGGCTTCGCAGTAACCTCCATGCTCGTCAAAGCTGAGCTTTAGCGAGTCGTTGCGGGTGCGGGCATATACGAACCCGTCATGGTTGACTTGCATGATTACGTCGCTGAGATCGCAGCCAGCAAACGCCTGCCTGTCAATCGTCTCGTAGAAGTCATCCTGTAGAAGGTACGGGTCGTTGAATGTGGTGAAGTAACCCCTCACGACGTAAGAAGGCTCGTCCTGATTGTCAGCACCATCTTCAAGAACTGGCTGGAAGTTCGTGACAGCAAAGTTTCGATACTGCCTCGTGTCTGGCTTGAAAGGCACGCCGCCTCCTCTCTAACAAAAAAGCCCCTCGCGGGGCTTTCCACCGTTGGTATCTTCTTGGCTTTCGTAGCGCCAGGTGTAACCTTTGTATGACTGGCGCACGCCCTTGCAGCATTCGGTAATCCTGTGTCGGTCGTGTCCAGTTTTCTCCATCGCCTTGGTTAGGCTGGGATATCGCCCAATCTCATTGCCGTGCATATCAAGCTGTACGACTCCGACTTTCGTTCCAGCAACGCTTTTGCCAGCGTCGCTGTTTAAGAACTGCCACATGAACCCGTTGGCCGTGCGCTTTTTTCCACGGCAGCAGTTTCGTATCTGGTAGCGCGGTGTTCCTGTTGCGGCACTTGCTTCCGCGATGCTATTGAACGAAGAAAGTACGCAACCGTTCTTGTCGAGTTGTGCAACCTCACGATTGTCGGTTGAAACCATTTCCTCGTTCTCGTAGCGCCACAGGTAACCTCCGTAAGACTCTATGCCACCAACGCAGCAGTCACCGATTCTGTCGCGGTAAAGCCCTGTTTCGCGCTCAGCCGCACTCAGGCTCTCGAATCGAGCAATTTCGGCCCCATCCAAGCCGAGTTGCACCACAGCGTTTCCAAGCGACGATCTTTTCCTGCGCCTCTTGTCAGCCTGCATCCGCAGGTTTTCGTCCTCGTATTCCCACTTAAACCCATATGCGGTGTTGGTTTTTCCACGACAGACGTTGCATATTGCGCTGTGCTTGAATCCAGTTTCCTTTTCAAGCTCACCCATTCCTGGGTAGATGGCTATAAGGTTTCCGTCCAAATCGAGCTGACGGATTGGCTTTCGCCTGCGTTTGTTTGCTTTTAGCAGCGTCTCTGTATTTGTCTGAATCTGCTCTTTCGTCATCCCAGCCTTTGCTCTGTTCTTACTCATTAGGGCAATGGCTTCTTTAGTATGATGGCGTCCGAACATTGGGTTTCCTTCGCCAGACACAGACGTGCTGTGTTTGAGTTTTCTTTCGTCATCCCATGTGACGCCAGATGACCCAGAACCGCCAGCGGCCACGTTGTATCCGAACTTCGGATTGCGGGTGTCATACCTATCGATGAACCATGTTTCGAGGAAATCTGCGTATTCTTTAGAGCTAACAGTGCATAGCGTGGCATGCGTGATGTTGTGCCAACCGTACTTATCGATAGCCCTCTTAAAGAACTGCTGACTTCTATAGCCGTTACCGTTATTCCATCGCTTGCTTGGTTCCATCGATGTCTGCCCGATGTAACGCTTGCCACTTGGGGTCGTGTGACAGTAGATGGTGTATGTCACCGCTTTGGTCACCTACTCGTCAACGGTCAGGTCGCCCTGCCCGTCCGTGTCGTTGTATTCCTGCTCGTCGCCGCCGAGGTCGAAGTCGCTCTCCTTGACGGAGCCTGCGAGCTGACCGCCCATGAGGCTTTGTGCGCCGTTCGCTGCCTTGTACTCGCCGCGTGCGATGAGAACGTCGCCGCCTGGGACTGGCGGGAGCTGTAGGATTTCGCGGCCCTCGTTGATGGTCATGATCCCTCGGTCGATCATGTCGCGGACCATGTTTCGCTTGGAGGCGTTGGTGGCGTACTCAAGCTTGGAGGAGCTGAACATCACGTAGTTGCCGTGCCTGCGCTCGGTCTGCGTGAAGTTCGCCTTCGTGAGGGCTTCCGAGAGCTGGACGGCGAAAGGCTCGACCTTGCCCTCGTACCACGCGCCGTAGTGCTCCTCGTCGTAGTTGTTCTGTAGGATGGCCTCGTTGATGCCGAAGTAGCTGTACACCTGAGACGAGACGCGCTGCATCTCGTCCTCATCGATGATGAACCGCTGCTCGTTGACCTGCTCGATGCTGTCGAAGGTGTTGTCGTAGAGCATCAGGCCCGTGTAGTTGCGCGAGCTGAGGTTGTCGATGTAGAAGCTCTCGCGCTTCTTCTTGAGGTCATCGCCGTGGGTCATACCAGTGACGCGACCGATGAAGCGGATGCGTGCGCCGTTCTTGACGGCCTGCTCCTCGGCCTGACGCTGTGCGTCCATGAGGGACATGGTTCCGCGCATCACGTCGTTGCCGTCGCCGAAGAAGTCGGAGATGTACTGGAACTTGGACACGACTGCGCAGCGCGAGTACTCCATCGCCATGACCTCTCCGGTCATCATGTGGAACACGCACCAAGGCTCGCCGTCGTAATCGACAATCTCGGTATAGCTCGGCTTCAAGGGGAACAGGGCCACCGTGTTGAGGTTCCTGTCGAGACCTGGCACGACGAACACCGTGGTGTCCATCTCGTGGATGGTGGCGCAGCGTGCCAAGAAGGCGGGCCACGTCATCAGCTCGTTGGGCCAAGTGTCGAACAGCTTCCGCACATTCGGCTTGCAGTCCCTAGTCCCCACGAACTCTGGTTTCAGCTTCGAGCACGCAACAGCAAAACGCTCTATAGCCGCCCTCGTCAGTGGGTGGTCATAGAGCGTGCCGTCCCACACCGAGAAGGAAGGAGCTGACTCGGTGAAGGAAACGTAGCCTGAGTTGTAGCCTGTTGGTGCTGGGGGCGAGGACTGGCCTCTGCGCGGGAAGAATTTAGACAATACTCCCATGTGACACACTATATCTTGTATGTCACATAATGTCAAGTAGCATTGGCATACTATATGTTGTAGTTGTGGTAGAATGAGCGAAGCCCCCGAAGCCTCTGGCTGACTCCTCTCCCAGCCACGCACACTGAGGGGGCGCTCTCATATCGAACATGTGTTTTTATCCTGATGTTTGGCTCCGAGGCGGCGAAAAATCGCTAGACTGGTAGCCACAGCCTATTCACAAGAAAGAGATTCTTAGGCGTACATGAGTGCTTCTATAGGAACCAAGAAGTGACTCAACCTCACAGGAACCTGTTACTCAACCTTTGTAGAAACTCATTAATACTTAGGAGTCTTTCTTTCTTGGTTCTTCTTTCTTTAAGCAAGGCTGGAAAAAAATAAAACGAGCTCAAGTTATGAACATTCGCCATGCGAAAACCCTGTAAATCAGCAGGTAGATGGCTATTTGTTGATAAGTCGAAAACTCAACAGACAAAACTAAAGGAGGCCCCGAAAGGGGCCTTTTCTTGCAAGGCTGGCTTTTCCTATCCGTCCCAGCCTATCGTCATGAGGTAGTCGCCCTCGTGCCGCAGAAGCTCTATGTATGCGTCGAGCAGCGCCATGTATCCGTCAATCCTCGTTGTGGCACCAGCCTTCTTGACTGGCTGCACGTTCTCGTTGATGTCGATCTTCGCCGCGAGGTTGAGGTTGCACCACTCGTCAATGGGGTTGTGGTTGTTCACTATGCGCTTGTCGCGCATGTCTGCCTTGAGCTGCTTCATCGGCTGCGAGAGTGTCTGCACGCCCTGACGTATGACCTCGACGTTGGACTCCCCCACCAAGGACTTCATCTCGCGCAGCGTGGAATCGTCCATGTGCCAAGGGTCGTACCCGACGTAGCGCGTGTACATTCCCTCGTCGGCAAGCTCCTGAATCCACTCGATGAAAACCCTCTTGTCAACCTTGTTGCCCGGCACGATGCGGATGAGTCCCCTCGCCGCCCACTCGTGGTACGGAACGCCGTCCCTGCCGCGCTGGTTGTTCGAGTTGACCTTCACCTGCTCCTCTGCGATCCAGTACATCGAGCGGCGGTAAATCCTGCTGTCACCAGGTCGCATGAACAGCGCCGTTGCCGCGTTGAGGTCGATGGTGTCTGCCGCGTCGATGCCGACGATGCAGTAGCGGAAGATGCTCGGGTCGAACGTGAAAAGCTCCTCGTTGACCGACTCCTCGAAGGTGAGGTATGCGCTTGCCTGATTGGCTGGGAGGTTGAAGTCCTTGGTGAGGAGCGTCGGCATGTAGCTTGGGTCGTTCTTGGCCTTAATCACCTGTGCCCGAAGGTATTCCACCTTCTTGACCGCACCCAAGCCGGGATTGCTCTTGGGCCACATTGACTCGTCCCAAATCTCCGAGCGGTCATCCTGCTCGAATAGGATGCCGAGGAACCTGTCATCCTCTATCTTGCCATCAAGCCAGTTGACCGCATAATCCCGCTCGTGGTCCCAGAGGTTGTCACGCACGAAGCCCTGCGTGGTGATGGCAATCATAAGCGGCTGTTCGCGTGCGCCAGTGCCCTGACGGATGAGGTCGAAAACCGAACGGTCCTCGGCTGCTGCCATCTCGTCAAAGACGCACATGTGAACGTCAAGACCGTCGAGGTGGTCTGACTGCTTCGACAACGGGATGATATAGCCCATGTTGCCGTCCGAGATGATGCCATTCTCAGAACGCTCGACAACAGTACCCTTGCGCAGAATCTTGAGCAGCTTGGGTGACTGACGCACCATGCGCCACACCGCACCATAGGCAAGCGAAGCCTGTGACTTCGATGTTGCCGCATTGTAGACCTGTGGGGCACCCTCACCGTCCGCTACGAGCATGTAAATCTCTATGGCCGCTGCCAAACTGGTTTTTCCCTGCTTGCGGGCCATTTCAACAAGCGTGTACTGGTGCTGCCGCTTCTCGTTCTCATCGATGAACCCGAACGTAAGCTCGACAATCATGCGCTCGTATGGCTCAAGGATGAATGGAACGCCCATCTTGCCGGAGGGTATCTTGAGGAACCGCTCGATGAACTCGACTGGTCTGGTGGCCGCGTCAACGTCGTAGCGCCACTGCTTGTACCCGTTGCGGATGCGAGGGAGCATCTTCTCGGCAAGGGCCTTGATGCGACAGCCAGCGACGATAGAGCCGTCAAGACAGCCCATGAGGTACAGCTCGGCGTCTGTCCTGCCCTGCGCATCGACGTATGGGCTATCGACGGATGAAGCTGGCAAGCTCGTCCTCTTCCTCCGGCTCGTCGCTGTTACTAGCGAACGAGGACACCTTCTTAGCTAGGTCGCCAAGCCTTGCGATGGCCTTCTGGTATGCCTTGAACTCGGCACGCTCGACGCGCTCGATGTGGCGGTTGTTGACGGTGCCGACCTCCTTCTCCTCCATGACGCCCTTCTCCTGGACGGTCAGGCGAAGGCCCTCGGTCATGCTGGCAAGCGCGTCGTACTCGATGAGGAGGTCATCGAGGAGCGCCTTGTCGAAGCCAGTCAGCCCAGCAGACTCCTTGCGCAGCCGTTCCAGACGTGCGCTGTCGCTAGTCCTCTTCGTAGCCATAGAACCTCCTCCAGTCGCTAATGTCCCCGTCGATCAGGCGCGTCTCCTCCTGCTGCCTGTCGCACGTGTCGAAAGCCTCGACAACTCTCTCGTCAAGACCGCAGTAGAGGGTGCCGTCGTACATCTCAAGGCAGAAGTCACAGTCAGCGCATTCGCCCATGCCCTAGCCACCAATCACGTTGCCGTTTGCGTCGAACCTCGCCCTCGTCGCGTGCTCGCCGCTGTGTACGACCGCATGGCAGTCTTGGCAGAGCCGCTGGAAGTTGTCGAAGCTGAGGGTGATGTGTGGGTCATCGATGTTCTCGGGGCTGAGGTGAATCTTGTGATGAACGACCTTTGCGGGAACGAGGTCGCCCTGCTCGAAGCACCTCTCGCACATTCCCGGAGGGACGATGCCCCAAGGCGTGTCGATGGCCTTGCCCATGTACGCCTTCCTGTTGTGAAGCCAAGCGGGTGATTTGTAGAAGGCCAAGGCGAAATCTCGCGCCATAACACCCCTAAATCTTGTGGTTCTGACGTTAACTACCACAACATATTGTGGTTTACCCACGTGAATTTGTCAAAACACCCCCATATTTAGGGGGCCTGCTCCACATCTGCAAGGAATCGAGCTGGACATCTGCCGCAACGCGGTCGCA